GGTTATTTCATCTGAAAGATTTAAAGATTCAGTTAATAACGTTAGAAGATATTTGGGTGATACTACTAAGATACAAGGTGGTCCTCAACAAGTTATGATGTCGCTTATGTCATCAGCAATGCAGTTGTTTGGTAAAATTGGTCAGATTGAAAGTCGTAACAAAGAATATCTTGAGAATTTAGCGGTTGAGTTAGTTAAAAAAGAAATGTCAATCCCTGAAGGAGCGATGCAGTTTGACGCAAAACTTATTCACGGGGGTATGTCATCAGCTGAAGGTATGAGAGGTGAATCTGAAGAACCTACGGCAGAAGAAGTAAAAGACGCATTTGCATCCGCTGATGAACATCAGGATGAGTTAGAAGCTTTTATGGATTCTTTTGAGAAATTTAACCAAGAGAAAGCTAAGCGTAGATTTATTAACGCATTAATCGGTGGAGCAGCTAAAAAAGGACATTATATGTTTGAATTGGTTGCTGATGAACTTGAGAATATCAATCCTGAACTTGTTAGGATTTATGGTATGTCACAAGCGTTGTTAGACCACTTATATTGGATTTATCCTGAGCAAATGGTGTCAAGTATGGCAGCATCGGGTGAAGGTCAAGTAGGTCAATCAGAAGTTGATACAGAAACAGACCCACCAACAGTAATCGCAAGAGGGGCTTCTTTCCCCGTGTTAATTCACGAATTGGTTAAAGGTGTTTATGAGATTTTCGGAACTCATGGATTACCTGATGACCCTCGTCAAGCCGAAATGGTTATTGCGAGTGAAGATACATTACCCGCAGAGATATGGGATTTAAGATTAGGTCCTATTTTTTGGGAGAAATTCTTAGCAGCATATCCTGATGAAATTTTTGAGGAGGACAAACGTCATATTCAGCATTACCTGTTTATGAGATTTTCATCTTTAACACCAGAAGAATTCTTTAAATTATCTAAATTCATTTTATCTGACAACCCTAAAGGAAAACAGGTATTACAAAGAATGGTTGATGATATAATTCAAGAATTAAAGAAACAAGATCTTGATTCTCAATTTGGGGATAATGATGAGGATGAAGATGAAGATTACGAAGGTCCTTCTTTGAGTGATCTTGGAATCTAATTTATGCAAAATATAACAAAGGAACAAGTTTTAATAGAATATGTTAAGTGTATGAGGGACACCCCTTATGCACTTAAAACGTATTTACAGACGTATGATAATACGGTATCTAAATTCGTTCCTTTGGAGTTATTTCCCGACCAAGTATCATTACTTGATGATTACGAGAATAGTAATGAGAATATTGCCCTAAAGTATAGACAGGCAGGTGTATCCACCGTAACTGCCGCTTGGGCGTCTAAGAAAATAGCCTTCGCGAAAAAACAAACCCCTGAGAAGATTCTAATTATCGCCAATAAATTGGATACCGCCCAAGAGATGGCTAATAAAGTTAGAGGGTTTATTGAACAATGGCCGTCTTGGGTTGATATTGGGTTCGCTAAAGAAAAGAACTCACAGAGACATTATAAATTAACAAATGGTTGTGAGGTAAAAGCGGTTGCAACATCTAAGGATGCTTTACGTGGTTACACACCAACAATACTAATATTTGATGAAGCGGCTTACATTGAGGCGGATTCAGATTTTTGGTCAGCCTGTATGGCTTCACTATCTACGGGTGGTAAAGTTATTGTAATCTCAACACCAAACGGGTATGATCCCATTTATTACGAAATCTATGACCAGGCGTTAAGAGGGTTTAATGATTTTAAAATATCTGAAATGTTTTGGTATAGGGATCCAAGATATACTAAAGATATGTTCTTGGTTAAAACCGATGATATTATTCACTATTTGTTAAATAAGGAACAATACCCATCAGATGCGGTGGTAAAAATAGAACATTATCACCCAAATAATGGTGACCACGAAAAACTAAAACCTTATTTTAAAGACGGATTTAAACCTTGTTCTTCTTGGTTTGAGGGAATGGTAAAGAAGTTAAAATACGATAAGAGAAAAGTTTCTCAGGAATTGGAGTGTGTTGGTGGTGACACAATAATTACAATAAAAGATATAATAACCGAAGAAATAAAAAAAGTCACAATTTCGGAATTATATAACATTTTAACTTGATTTTAGTTTTTGTGCGAGTTTCCGTATATTTATATAAATGGAAACGTTAGAATTAATAAAAAAAGAAATAATTAACACAGGTTATATTGAGGATGTTTCTATAGGCTCGTATTTTCATATGAAGCATAAAGAACTATATAATAAAATTATTAAGATTACTAATCCTTTGGAGAAAACATATAAAGTAAATTTATTGTTTAGGGGTAGGGTTTTATTCGTAATGAAGTATAATTGTGATTTGTCTATGATTACTAATGACCGTGGTTATTTAACTTTTGATAGAAAAATTGACGACTTTATTGATAGAAATACCAATTACGTAAAGCAAGGTTGGAACAAAATAAAAAAAAACTTATGTGATACTGAAGTTTTCAATTTATCTGAAACTAAAAAATTAGTTAATGATATGTCTAATGATAATATATTTGGTAGAGGTAAAAATAGAGTTTTAACATCAATAAACCCTAAACTATATAATAGCATTTTATTCCATTCTAACGAATTAAGTAAGTTTAATAAAAATAATAATAAATTTCCATCAAAAATAATTTTTATTAGAGATTATGATTCTGATATTAGTAGATTATTATGTGAGGATTGTAACGTATCTTATGTTTCATATAACCCAAATAATTGTAATTTTAATAAAAAATGTAAAAATTGCTATTATAAAACCGACGATTTTTACCCCCAAATAGGATTTTTTAAAAAAAATTATGGTGATAATTGGGAGGAGTATTATAAAAAAGATAGATTACATATTAAAAATAAAAAAGTTAATAGTCTTACTTGGTTTATAAATAAATATGGGGAGACTGACGGATTACTTAACTATAATAATTATGCTAAAAAACGTGTTGATAATATAATTAAGTTATCAATTAATGCGTGTTCTAAAATCTCACAGGAACTATTTTGGTTAATTTATAAACAATTGTCTAATGAAGAAAAAATAAATTGCCATTTTAAAGAATTAAATGAAGAAATTTCAATTAATAAAGATGGTAAAACATATATCGCCGATTTCGTATATAAAAATAAAATAATAGAATATGATGGAAGTTATTGGCACGATAAAGATAAAGATATAATAAGAAATTCATTCTATTATGATAATGGTTATGAGGTATTAATTATCACTGATGACCAATTTAATCGTCAAAAAAAAACTAAGGAAGTTATTAATAAATGTATTAATTTTTTAAAAAATGAAAAATAATAGTCGTTATAAAATTTTGAGTCCTGAAGGATTTGTTAATTTTGATGGAATACAAAAATTAAGTAAGAAGACCAGAGAGATTATTTTTGATAATAATATAACTTTAAGATGTAGCTATAACCATAAAATTTTTAATTATGATGGTGAAGAAGTTATAGTTAAAGATATAAAAATTAAAGATGTAATTAAGTCACATAATGGTTTTTTAAATGTTATAAATATTATTGATTACGACTATGAAAGTGATGTATATGATATTATAAATTCAGGAAATCAAAATCTGTATTACACTAACGATATTATATCTCATAATTGTAACTTCCTTGGATCTGGTGATAACGTGTTTGATTCAAAGACACTTACCAAGATTCGTGAAAATACTATTTCAGATCCGTCAAATAAGATGATGGCAAATTCCTTATGGATATGGAAAGAACCTGTAATTGGTCACAAATACATTATGGGTATTGACGTGTCAAGAGGGGATAGCGAGGATTATTCAACATTCCAAATTATAGATTTTGATGAGAGGGAACAAGTCGCTGAATATGTTGGTAAGATACCACCAGACATTATGGCGGATATTGCGTTTAAATGGGCTAATATGTATTCTTGTTTTGTTGTTATTGATATAACCGGAGGAATGGGGGTATCCACCGCTAGAAAAATGCAAGAGTTGGGATATAGAGATTTATATGTTGATGGTGTTGATTATCAGAACAAATGGAAATACGACCCAAAACAAAATGAGAAGATACCCGGTATTAACTTCAATAGTAAGAGAGTTCAAATAATTGCGGCGTTAGAAGAAGCAGTTAGACATAATTTTATTATCCATAGTAATCGTCTATTAAACGAGATGAATACTTTTGTTTATATCAGTGGTAGACCTGACCATCAAAAGGGTCAACACGATGACTTACTTATGTCAATTGCCATGGCGATTTATGTTGGTGAATCTTCATTTAGTCAATTAGGGAAGGTTACAGAACACACAAAAGCTATGTTGGAATCTTGGACGGTTAACGTTGATGAGTCTCCGGCCAAGTCAATTTCATTCAATCCAGGGTCACCCAATATACAACAAAGATACCAAGACCCAAGACAACAAGGAGCATCAAGACAGGACTATATTGATTACGGGTGGTTATTTGGTGGTAAACGATGATATTTATCAAAATATCCAAAATACTAGTGTTTAACTATTTATGGATATAGTTAAATTTATTATATGGAAAATAACAATAATCAAAATTTGACCGTTTGGCAAAGATTAACCCAAGCCTTCGGCCCTTACTCATTATTAGGTCAAGATTATCCGACCTACAAATACGATAAGACTGAATTACTAAAAACAAATAGTAAACAACAATACGAGAAGGAAAAACTCCAAGCTCAACAAACATTCTACTTATCCAATCAATGGACTAAGATTGAGAATAATTTATATACCCAAGCAACGTATTACGAACCAACAAGATTAGCATCATTCTATGATTTTGAATCTATGGAGTACACACCCGAAATATCCGCAGCGTTGGATATCTATGGAGAGGAATCCACCACGGTTGACCAAAATGGTGATATGTTACAGATTTATTCTGAATCACAGAGAATAAAATCAATATTATCGGATTTGTTTAATAACAATTTGGATATTAATACAAACTTACCAATGTGGACAAGAAATGCTTGTAAATATGGTGATAATTTTGTTTATCTAAAATTAGATACTGAAAGAGGGGTTGTTGGTTGTATGCAGTTACCAAACATTGAGATTGAAAGATTGGAGATGGGTATGGCATCAAAAACTACAAATACCGAACAAGACCCAAGAAATACAGGATTGAGATTTAAATGGAAAGCCAAGGATATGGAATTTAATTCTTGGGAGATTGCCCATTTTAGATTATTGGGGGATGATAGAAAGTTACCTTACGGAACTTCTATGTTGGAAAAGGCGAGAAGAATTTGGAAACAATTATTGTTATCTGAAGACGCAATGTTAATTTACAGAACATCAAGAGCCCCCGAAAGAAGAATGTTCAAGATATTCGTAGGTAATATGGATGATAAGGATGTTGAACCGTATGTACAACGTATGGCAAACAAGTTCAAGCGTTCTCAAGTTGTAGATAATAACACAGGTAATGTTGATATGAGATTTAACCAAATGGCGGTTGACCAAGATTACTTCATACCTGTTAGAGATGCTGCCGCTCCTGACCCTATTACAACACTTCCCGGAGCGACTAACTTATCGGAAATAGCCGATATTGAGTATATTCAAAAGAAACTACTAACCGCATTGAGAGTTCCAAAAGCATTTTTAGGTTTTGAGGAGGTTGTTGGAGATGGTAAGAATCTATCATTAATGGATATTCGTTTTGCGAGAACTATTAATCGTATTCAAAAGAGTATGTTGGCTGAGATGAATAAAATCGCCATTATCCATTTATTTCTTTTGGGTTTTGAAGACGAGTTATCTAACTTTACATTAGCATTATCTAATCCATCAACACAGGCTGATTTGTTAAAAATTGATGTTTGGAAAGAGAAGATATTATTATATAAAGATGCGGTTGCCGGTGTTGAGGGTATTGCTCCCGTATCCCAATCTTGGGCTAAGAAACATATCTTAGGATTCTCTGATGAGGAGATTAGATTGGATTTACAACAACAAAGAATTGAGAAAGCGGTTGCTGCTGAACTTACAAATACACCAACCATTATTGTTCATACGGGTATATTTGATAATATTGATAAATTATACGGACAACAAACGGGAACAACCTCAGCATCCGCAGCAGTACCACCTCCACCACCTGGCGGAGATATGGGAGGAATGGAACCACCACCAATGGGTGGAGATATGGGTGGAGCTCCACCGCCACCACCTCCAGGGCCAACTCCGGGTGGTGATGCGGGAGTAACACCTGAATCATCAAATAGAGATAATGTGAATATATTATTAGAAAATAGTAGTTTGGTATCTGAAAGTGAGTATATAAATTTATCTAGAGCAAAGAATTCTTTAGGTGAAATGGAGGATGAATTGAACAGATTGTTAAATGATTGATATTTATATAAAAAACATTTAAAGAGATGGTAAAATTTGGTATATTAAAAACGAAAATTGAAACTCTATTATTAGAGTCATATAGTAATAACGCATTTAAGAATGAAATAAAAACATTCAATAAATTGGTTCTTAGTAATAAAAATATTTCTAAGTTATTTTATTTATATGATGAACTAAACTCTAATAAGGGTTTGAGTGAGAGTACCGCAAAAGAATTCGTATTTGAATCAATTACACTATATGAGAATATAATTAATAGAGTTCAAGATAAAGACATTAAATCTATTATTGGTTGGGTGTCTAAAATAAAGGTAGATAATCAATACGAACATATTGATAATTTATTAGGTAGATCAAACGATGTTTTAAATTTAGAGAATAAAATTAAAAACAAAAAAATTGTTGTAGAAAATTTACAGAAAGAACCTTATTGTAATAATGATACAAATATTAATATACCAATAAATTCAATGTTAAGTATTGCAAATAAGTCATATTCAGAATATATTAGTAACCTTACCGAATCGGAACAAAAAGAGGTTATAGGTTTATTAAAAATGGATGAATCAACATTAGAAAGGACGTTTAACGAGTTGAGAGATGATGCTATTGTTAAACTAGCGTTATTAACGGTAAATGAGAGTGATGAGTCGGTTAGAACCACCATTAACGAAACAATAGACAATATTAAAATCAAAACTCCAGATAGGTTAGAATTAGTTAAATTACGTTCATTAATTGATAAACTTTAATTTTTTGACAAAATAGTAATATTAACCTATAATTCCTAAAACAATAAACATATCAATTATGGAATTATGAAGAAGGGTAAAACCTCAAAATTAGTCGGTTACAAATCATCAAAAATTAATTACGGGACAGTAGATTCAAAAGAACTTAAATCACTTTACATTAATATACAATCTTGGGTTGAACCAAGTGATGATTACGAAAATTGGACAAGAATCGTCCTAAATATGTCAAGAGCGGTAAAACACTCAATATACGAAATAATCAACAGGGAAATATATGATGAAAATTTTATAGTTGATTTAGATCTAAGAACAAGT